ATAACTGGTTACCAATTCTTTTTTTACCAGCACATGATATTTTATATTTATTAAAAAATAAACACTTACCAACATTTAAATCCCATAACTTATCTGATATAGTTTGATTATATTTTAAGATATGGACTGTAACTGGTGTATTTATTTCATCAAGATAATCAGTTAATTGATCAATCTTCTCAAAAGATTTAACAACTAATTTACCATCTTTTACCACATTATATCTTCTCATATTTACTCCTTTTTTGTTAATGATTCGGTTTTAAACTATTTTGTGATATTTGTAAATAGATATTATTAGTTATTATTAGTGTATAATATAAAGAGTATTGTTTAGAATGAGTCTAAAAAGCAAGTAAATACTAGCTAATAATTACTATTTACATCTATTAGAAATTACTATAAAAAGGCAGTATAACTAAATAGGAGAATATATGAAAAAGACTATAGAAAAAAAAGTAAGATATATAAGACAGATAGATATATCTGAACCTGATAGAGATCATATCGAACCGATATGCTACTTAAATGTTTTTGAAGATTTAGGAACGCATCAGTTATTCGGTTGGAAAGAATATGATTATATGAGAACTAAACAAAACTTAAAATCAAATGATTGGAAACTAAGAGATAAGATGTGGGTAGCTTTTGTTCCTAAACCTGAGCAGATACTACATTATGGAGAACCTATAACTATTGTACAAAGGTTAAAAAAAATATGACAATTAAAACTAATATTTATATATAAATGAAAATAAATAAAAATAAGTTAATTAAGTTTGTAAACACAGATACTAGAAAATGGCATGTTTACTTTTTGTTTAACAAAGATGAATTAATTTATATAGGTTGTACTAATAATATAATAAGAAGATTACAAACTCATGCTAATTGGTATGACCCATTTATGAGTGCTAATCGTAAAGGATGTATTGCAAAAAAAGAATTTGATTCATATAGATTTTTTGAATTTGACGATAAAAAAAAAGCACTAAAGGTAGAAAATAGACTAATAAAAAAATTTAGACCTAAATATAATGATTATAGAAATTACTATTGGAAAAAAACCTCTAAAAAAATAAAATCAGATAAGGGAATTTATATGAACATGTGGGGTATTACTCAAAGGTATTATTATAGACATGTTGTAGTTTGGTCACCGATTAAAAAAGTTGGTAGAAAGAAAGGATATAATGCAAGGCAAGTTTGATTTCGATAAGTACCCATACAAAGCAGGGCATAGAAAAGTAAGAACTTCTGTAAAAGCGGCAGATGATATAAATAAACAATTAGGAAGATTACATAAAATGGTTCTACTAGAACTTGAAAAAGTTTATCCCAAGACCTAGAACTACAGAATTAAAACTCCAAGGACTAATTATAGATACTAAAAAAACTCGTAAGAACGAGGGCGGTAAACAAGAAATAATCTATAAACTTCGTGACTTATCTGTTATAGATATGCATGATTTATCAAAAGACAAAACAGATAAAGAGTAAAATACATTTAAAATACGTTTCAGAACACCCTTGTACAATCTGCTCTAGAACAGATGTGCAATCTGCACATATTCGTTATGCTGGTGCTGGTATTGGTATGAAACCTTGCGATAGTTTTGTAGTACCACTTTGCATAGAACATCATCAAGAACAACACGGCATGAATGAGAGAATGTTTTGGCACTTATATCAGATAAATCCAATAGCAAAGGCACTCGGTCTTTGTGCTTCTTCCCCTGATAAAAACATAAGGAAAGCCATTTATGAAAAATTTAAAAACCACTTTGACTGGTAGTCTATTTTATATAATATTATTAATAGTTGTATTTATAGCAGGTACTTTTTACCCAAACTTTTTAAAAGTAAGAGAAATAGAATATAATTTAGAAACCAAATACATAGAAGAAGCTAAAGAAATTGCTTTATTTGAACCTGAGTTTGCTTATGAAACCAATGAACAATTTATTTCTGCTATTAAAAATTGTATAAATTTTATAAATCTTGGTTTACATAAATATGAAAGAATACCAACAGAACTTATTATTGCACAAGCAGTTTTAGAGTCAAATTATGGTAAATCTAGATTTGCAAAGCAGGGTAATAACTTGTTTGGTATAAGAACTTGGAATTTAAAAGAAAAACATATCAAGCCATTTGATACTAATGATCAAACATTTGGTATAAAGGTTTTTAAATCAAAGTGTTCTTGCGTTAGATATTACATAAAAATACTTAATAATTCATCAGCATTTAAAGAATTTAGAAAAATGCGTAAAAAAATGCTAGATAATAATTATGTTAATGTATTATCACTTACTCAATACATATCTAAATTTGCTACCGACAAAGACTATGTAAAAAAAGTACAAAGAACAATTAAAGAACTTAGAAAGTGAAAGAGTATCAATTACAAATTAAATTAATAGCTTACCTTAAATCTAAAAAATTAAGTAAAATGCGTTTTTTTCATGTACCAAATCAAGGTATTAGAAGTAAGAGGCAAAAATTATTACTTTCTAATATGGGTTTAAAAGCTGGTTGCCCTGATATTATATTAGAGTTTAGAAAAGGTAAAATCGTATATATAGAACTAAAAACAGGGTCAGGTACATTATCTAGTAGTCAGAAGCTATGGTATCTACAAAGTCAGATTTTAGAAACACCACATTATATCTTAAAAGGCGATTTTAATGGTTTAAAAAAGCAACTGGATAAGATATTAGCCAAATATTACTAATAACAAAAATATAACAAAAGGTGGATATATGGATAAGGTGGTAGATAAATTTCACGCATTACAACTCTTTACAGATACATTTGCGGCAGAAACAGTCCATTTAACTAATGAAGCTATTGGTATTTATATTAGATTGCTTTGTTTTAATTGGACTAAAAATACAAAACCATTTCAACAAAAAGAAGCATACAGAATATGCCAATGCAGATCAGAAGAATGTGAAGCAATAGTAGATTTGGTTTTAAAAGAATTTTTTATGTTAAACTCAACTGGTTATACTCATAAAAGATTAGTTAAAGAATATAATTATTTAACAGCTAAATATAAGAAAAAATCAGAAGCTGGTAAGTTAGGAATGGAAATTCGTTATGGTTCTGTTAATAACAAATCGCTAACCCCTATACCTAGACCTAGACCTAGACCTAATAATATATATATTGACAATTTTAATAAATTTTGGGATTTAATTAGAATAAAAAAAGGGTCAAAGAAATTAGCGCAACAAAAATTTCTAAAAGAGTGCGAGGGTCAATCTCCAGAAGAAATCGCAGAGGCATTTAATAGATATAGCGCCGAAGTTAAGGATAAACAATTTGTAGCGCATGTTGCAACTTGGTTAAGTCAGCGCAGATTTGAAGATGAAGCTAATAATAAGCCACAAGAGATAATAATACCGCCTGTAATTTATAATGATGAAGTTTTAAAGAAAAGAGGCGAGTTTGGTCATTTTGAGGAATATGAAGATAGTAAAGGTAATAGGTATCATAAACATAAATTCAAACCTAATGCTAAAGTAGAACCAGTAAATTAATTATGCCAACTATCGTATATTTTTTGTAAGTCAGGGCTTTTTATTTTGTCTTTTGCTTTTAAATTTAAACCATATTCATTTTTATTAGATGAAATATTAAGGTCTTTTTTCTTTATTAAAGGGTGGTCAAATTTTCGCCAACTATGTGCAATAACATGTTGTGGTCTTTTATATTTTCTAGTTATATCTACAACACCTGGCCACATTCTTTTTAAAGCATTTGCCATATATAATCTGCCGTGACCTTTATATAATTCATCAGCATTACCACCTTTCATTGTACCAGTAGTTTGTTTATTTTGACAAAAGGCATTAAAAGCTAATGTACACCACTTCGCAGAAAGAACTTGTAAACATAAATCTGTATCTTCATTATATCTACCTCTCCAACGAAAAGGTAAATCATTTCTTATAAGTAAAAAAGAATATACATGAGTATTAAGATAAAAAGCAGGGTTTCCACCTGCCACAAACATAGAATAATTTAAACCACTTATTGCCACATTTTCATATCTGTCTGTAAAATCTTCAACACATTTAAAAGCTGGTAATGATTTACATCTAATTCTTTTACCTTTGTATGTTCTATAAATAAAATGAATATTATCATCTAAAATCCAATGTCTAAAATGACCATTTTTTTTAGCATGTTCCCAACACCAATTTCTAGCTGGTATTGAGCCTTTGCCTAAATTAGAAAAAGGTAAAATTAAAACTCTATTTTCACCAAATTTGCTTTTATATTTTTGTGCTTCTTGTGGTTCTACTACTAATTTAAAATCCATATCATCTTTAATTAAAAATTTAGCAGTATAACAAACATCTACTCTATTTTTAGATATTACATAAATAGGGTATTTAGATTTATTCATCAGTAAATTCCACATTTTTTGTATCGTCTTGCTCTTTATGTGGGTACCAAACAGACTTTGTTTTTTCTGTTAATGGGATATTTAAAATTTTACCAAATGCTTCTCTATCTTGGTCATTTTTAAAAGAAACAATAATTTTTTTTGGTAATGTACTTGGTTCATAATCTGGCATACCAACCCATTCTGCGGCGGCATCAAAGTCTTTAATTTCACTTTCAGGTCTTGTGGTAAATAATAAATTACTAAGCATCATATCATCATAACCAGTACCTAATAAAGTATTATTATCATTTATACTTTTAAGCATATCTGATAATTTTATTTGATCTATTTCGGCTAAATGGCTTATTTCGTTATCTGATATAAGAAGTTTTATTGCTCTTGGATCAGATGAACTAATATTAATTTTTAATGTTGGTACTTTAACAAAACCAAGTCTTTTACATGCTTCAAATACTCCATGCCCTGCTAAAATAAAATTATCGTTACTTATAACAATATTTCTATAAATACCATTTTCTTGTATAGATTTTGATATATGTTCTAATTGGTCTTGTGGGTGTTTCTTATAATTTTCAGGGTGTGATTTTAACAAACTTACATCTGTTAAAGTAACATCTTCGGTTTTTGGTAAAACATCTTCTAGCTTTACATTATCCATAACATTAATTAACTGAATACCAATCGTATTTCAATGTTAATTCTTCGCCTTTTTCTATCTCTCTTGTAGTTTTTATAAACCACCTATTATTAAATTCTTTTTTAACTAAATTTGGTTCTTCTGAATGATTTATAAAACCACCTAAGGGTGTTCTAATTAAATCATTTTCTACTTGTAAGTGTGTCATACCTATTGTATGATTCTTGTCAATTTTTACTAAAGCAAACAATCCTAATCCATGTATTTTTGAGTCTTTTATAGTCAAATAAAAGGGTAAGGGTTTATATTTCATGTGAAACTTTATAACAGAATAAAAAAAAAGCCACAACCCATTACAGATTGTGGCTTAATTTTGTCTTTTTTATTGTAGACTTTCTATGTATTTAACAGCACTACCAGCTTTTCCAACAGCTTTGAATATTGCTTTAGGGTCTTTTTCAATATTCTTGATCCAGCTATTTAGATATTGTGCTGATTCTTTTTTTGGTTTGCTAGTAATACCAAGAATACAACACTGCATAGCGGCACCCATTTCTGCAACTAACTCTTCAAAAGCATATCCATCTGTTCCAAATGAACTTGTCATATCTCTTTTTAGTCTTGACTCATGACCAGTCCAGTGAGTTAATTCATGTAAAAGTGTTGAATAGTAATTTTGTGTAGCATTACTATCAGCAGTTTTCTTGAATTTACCTTTTTCTACCATTTGGATATAGTCTTTACTTGGTACATAAAAACATCTGTCTCCACCATATTGTATTGATACATCTGTATTTTTTACATAAGTTTCAACATCTGTTTTCTCTTTAGCACCTTCTAGCTTCTCCTCTTGGTTTTTAAGGTTGGTTTGGTCTAAATTATAAACCCAAAAAAATCGCATCATTACTGAATTTACAATTCTTTTGTCACCAATCTTATTACCACCATGATTTACTTTGTACTTATCTTCATAAGTAGTAGGTTTCCAAAGAACGACTTGTGTACCTTTTCTCATCTCTTCCTTGTTTACTCTACCACCAGCATCAGTGATCTGTTTAAGAGTACCCCAAATATTAGATGAGTATTTTTGTTTGTCTTGTTCTATCCAAAGAACCAAATTATTAATACCATAATAGTAAGGGTCTTTAGATTTAATTCTGCCAAGATTTTTAGGCATACCTGTTTTTATCCAAGGTAACATAAAATCTGTACCAGCAGTTTTCATTGCTTTGATTAGATCATTAGCAACTTTATTTATGTACTCGTCTTTTTTCATATTACTCCTTTGTTTGTTAAAACAAGCAATAAAAATAAAAAAACAAATACTAGTGTTATTGTTTCTTTTTTTGTGTACATTGTTTCTCCTTTTTTTGTTATCATGCTAAAATTATATACAATTATCGCAATATGTAAATAGTTTTTATTATTTTTTATTAATTTTTATTAGCACAAATACCCTTTAAAATAGCGCCTTATTTTAGAACATTAGTAGAACATCTATTTTTTTCGTTAAAAAGACTAATATTTACCCTTAAAAACTATTAAAAACCCTTATTTTGATTGGTTAATTAATTTTTTTCGTATATAAAAAAAGAACTATGGAAAATAATGCTGGTAGACCAGAATATAAAAAAACTGATGAAGATGCTAAAAATGTAGAAGCATTAACCATAGCTGGAGTGCCACAAAAATTAGTATCTAAAATACTTAAAATATCAGAACCCACATTAAGAAAACATTACAGAGATGAATTAGATACTAGCAAAGCTA